GCCGTTGCTGCCCAATTAACAAAGTTCTTGGTCACCTTTGCCAAGCCAGTCTCTTCACCCGTAGCCGCAGCAGCCTCCCAGATCGAAGTGCCCAGGCGTCCAAATGCTGCTGATATAGTGTCGACTTTGCCGGCTAGATCTGCAGGGACAAGCTTGTCTAGCTCCGCAGCCATCCTCGGGAGAAGCTCTTCAGCGAGAATAGATCCTTTCTCCAACATATCAGAAAGCTCTACTGTGTTGGTTTTCATAGCTTTAGCTGCAATACGAAACGCTCCAGGCAGGCTCTCACCTACTTGGCCTTTGAGCTCTTCAGATTGCACTGTACCTTTGGAGAGCATTTGGGTAAACGCTCTTAGGATACGAGACACCTGGAAGGCATCACCCCCCATTAGCGCTACAGCTCTAGATACTGATACAAAGATCTTTCGAGCAGACTCCCCCTCTAGCTTTGTTTCTCTAGAGGCCGCAGCGAACTTGACAAACTCCCTTGCAGAGTTTTCTAGGCCTATACCTAACTCAAGGGATGTCTGTCTAAGGAAGTTAAAAGCATCAGCAGCCTTAAGAGCATCGCCAGTAGCGAAAACAAGAGAGTTCCGTATCCCCTCCATGGTACGTGCAGCCCTTACAGCTGCAGGGATCATAAACAGGACTGCCGCTGATAAGCCCGCAAAAGCCCCAACCAAAGCAATAGTGGAGAGACGAGTAGTCTTGACTATAGCTACCAAGGTTTGCAAGCGAGCCGCAGTTCCACCTAGAGGGCCCTCAATCACTCGGACCGAACGAGCTAGCTCATCCAGTGTTCGTCTAAAGCCAGTCATCTCACGCCTAGCGCCTCGGGCAGCCGTTTGTGACTTCTTCATCGAGCTCCTGACTCGACGACCCGAGTCCTCGGCAGACTTACCCATACGCTTCTCGGACTCTTCGACCTTACGCACCTCAACATTGAGGCCACGGATGTCCTTCTTTGCAGCTGAGAGTCCCTGAACGTCAACTGTGATTGTAATTGTGGGATCAGGCATCTACTTTAGCCTTGCTGCTTCCTTTGGTCTAGGTACCAATCGTACCATACTCGATCTAATTCAACAATCACCTCTACAGCGTCCTTTGTATTCTCTGGTAACATACTAGCACAAGCTACTATGTCAACCATTTGGAGATGCTGATAGATTTCAAATCCTGCCTGCCTAGTAGAGTTAAGTAGCCAGAAAGCACTCCATAAAATCCCTTGGGCATCCGTAAGTACAGGCTTAGAGTCCAATACCTTACTGAACTTGCCGCCTTCCTCGTATTTCTTTAGTGCTTCCTCGTGCTGTCCACCGTATGTTAGCTCCCACCGGAGGAGCTCGGCGAGTTTTTTGCGTCTTCCTCAACGCTATCTCCATGAAAGCGCTGAGCCTCATTAGCAATCTGCCAAACTAGCTCTCGAAAGTCGGGATACTTCTTTAAGACTTTCCTTGCGGCTTCTTGACTATACTTAAGAGGCTTATCCCCAATAGAGAGATTCTCGAAGTTCAGCAGAACAGTCTTAGAGAGGATATCACAGATAATGTCATCGGACCTATCATCTGCGAGTTCTCCCGCTTCAAATCGTCTGCGGATACCTCGTGGGATCTGACGATAAGCACGAACATAAGTGGGGTTATTGATACGAGCGATAAGAAGCCTAGCTCCATCACCAACTTCCTCCCAGACACCATTCTCTTCTAGCTCTGGGTCCGTCTTGTACTGTTTATCTAAGTCAAGAGCCATGATCAATCTCCTCTTTTAATATTGTTCTGGCTACCTAGTTTATGTAGAACACGCCTTTACGATGTAGCACGCGTCAAAGCTCCGTTTCCCGCGAAGCGTGCTACGACTGTGGCTAGTTCGCCCATTGCGTTCCCAATAGGCGGGTAGGACTCAAGGATACACTCACCACTGTACGACGGATTCGTCGCACTGACACCCCCACTAGTGGGCTTACCAGTGAATGTCCCAGATGCCCCAAGGTCAGGGAAGAAAGTCGCATCCACCTTCGAGGCTGCGAAGTCCTGCTTGAGTGTTATATCAACAGACCAATCCTTCAAACCTGCAAGACGAGTCTTATAGTTGCCAGTAGCTCCCATGACAGTATCTTCCTGAAGGTCAACCTCAATGTTCAGAGTAGCTGACATTACATGATCGCTGAGGTCTACTGGAGTACCTCCGCTGTTATCAATAACGAAGCTAAAGTCCGTCAATACGAATGCGGCCATTTACTTGCTCCTTCCTTCCTCTTTCGGCTTGGGTTTAAGTTTAAAGTAACCATGTTCCTCAAGCCACTTAGCACGATCACCATCCACAGAGATCTTAGATCCCGCCTTACACTCATGCCACTTTTTAGCTAAAGTTACCTTTACCACTTCCATTTGTTATCTCTCCGTCAAAGAATTGCCACAACTCCAAAGATAGTGAACGAGGGAGTAGTACCACCAATTGTCATCACAAGCCTCCACCAATCATCAGTAATTGCCCCTGATGCGCTGAGCAACTCCGAGCCTACAGCGGTAAGTCGAGTGTGTGTAATACGCGTCACCGGAGAAGAGAAGCCTTCAGCGTTGTCACTCTCTACAGTGACATCTAATGTAGGTGTCGTCCCTGAAACTGTAGTAGCATGAATTGCAGAATAGACTTTCTGGGTAGCTGTGACTGCGCCAACCTGCTTAGCAGCTCCATTCGCAGTTGTAGTCCTGGCAACGTTCTCCATAACAAGGCCTCTAAGCAGAGGTCCGTTACCTTGGACTGTAATATTAAAAGCGAAAATCTCTCCTAAGCTTGCACCGGGGACGTAGCTTGCAGCATCAGCCTCGAGAGAGAAGCCATTATCCCCAACAGTAGCCCCCTCTGCAGAGATAGAGATCAAAGCTGACACTGCACCTATTTTCCCAAACAGATCGGAGTCGATAGAGTCGGCGGCTCCAGCACTCTCCCAGTAACCATTCATATCCATCGAAGAGTTGAACAGTCCTGGGAGACGAGTCTTATAATTACCCGTAGCCCCAAAAGTGTTATTTTCCTGGAGGTCGACTTCACCCGTTAAAGCTATCCTGTTCAGGAAGCCCGACAGGTCCCTATCTCCGTACATTACCTTAGCGTTAGTAAGGACAAAAGCACTCATTTCTCAAGACCCTTCCAGTTTACTTCATGCTCTACCTGAGCCTATGATCTGCTTGACTTGGGACCCGACAGCTCTGGCAGCTTGTAGAATGCCCAGCTTAGCCTCTAAGACACCAGCGTAGGGTACAGCTGTAGCAATAGCAACCCTCGTTCTAGCCTTAGCAAGCTCTTTGTCGTTATTTAGTTTGGCCAGCTCTGTTTGGGTATTGGAAGCTATGTTACCTACGAACTCTCCAGGTCGCATCGACAACGGGGGTCTTTGTACTCGAGCCCAAGGGGGAAACAACTTGACATCCCTAGCTTGACCTCTTCCCATAGTGATCCTCCAGTTTGACGCAAAGTACCCCGAGAAGACGGGAGAGGCTGCTACTGCAGAGAGGAGAACTGCCTTAGCAACCTCCCGCTTCATGTCGACCACACAAGGTTCGACCTTCTTTGTGATCTGCTCTTCTAAAGCACGCTCAAACAACTTTGCCTTAGCCATCTTATGGTCCTTGCTGATACTTAAACACGAAGAACAAACCCCAATAATATAACCCTTCGGTATCTCTCGGCTCTGGAGATGGCTCTGAGAGGTTAGGCTCTATATCAAGATATCCTGAGACATCTGCTCCCTGGAGAGCATCTGCAATATCTCTTGCTTTGGTGTCACCTTCCTCGAAGCGACTCCATCTAACCCTAATGTGAAGAGTCGCAGACCTAACTTCAAAGCTTTGCCCCATTACCCGAGATGGAGGGGCACCCCCAGAAGTTGCCATGACAAACACAGCATTCTTAGGAATCTGAGCTGAAGGTTCTCGTGGAGGCCCTGCAAACAGATTAGTACCCAGGGTAAGACTGAGGCCTTGGGCAGCGAGGAAGGTCGCAGCATCAAGAGGCACGTTCGTTGTAGGCATTAGCCGCCTCCTCCTGCTCCAAGTAGAGCCCGACGCTCGAACTCTGTAGCGTTCACAGATGGGATCTTACGAAAATCCCTTACCATAAAGGCTCCTACTACAGCTGTAGGATCTGTCGCAACAGATGTACCAAGAAGCATAAAGTCTCCTCTAGCTACATCCTGACTAAGGTACACCACACTTCTGGATACCGACTTCTCTCCTCTGGCATCAATAAACTCCACAGTCCTATCTTCCCACCTCACAGTTATAGCAGCGGGAGTAGCGAATGCTGGGTCACCTGCGTTATCCACTCCGTTGAAAGTCCAAAGAGTAGCTGCTTGCCTGAGGTTTCGATCCACGAGGGACATTTAATACTCTTACATTATAACAATTAAAAAGTACCGCACTTGAAGGGGGATTAATAAGTATCAGAATACTGTTGAGCGCCTCCAGCAATTCAGCAACATCTCGGATGTAGGGGAGAGGCCTGTCGCTATGTCGATTACCTCTGAGGCGTCGCCGACCTTTTGGGACTTAAGTCGAGTACTGTCCTTTCGCCCTTGATAGAGAGCTTTGACCGTGTCGATACAAGCTCTTTCAACATCCTCGGGTAGAGTTCTGCTACCCTCTCCCGGAAGGAGATAGCCTGAGACGTACACTATAGTGATATTATTCGACCCACTTTCCTTGACTCTAGCTCGAGAGAGTCCCCACTGCAACATCCCAGGAAGAGCCCAAACTTCAGGAGCTGGGGGAGCACCATCATCGTGCCTTAGTAGAAAACCAGCATCAGCGTCCTCGATCGTCCACTCGTCTGAAGCTACAGCAGCATTATCGACTGTAACTGAGGTCACACTCACAATGGGAGTCCTAGTAAGGAAGAGTCTGGAAGTCCCCGAGCCGGGAAGAGTCTCCGTGATCGACTCCCTCTCGAACTTACGTCCGCAGTACTTTCGGATTGCCGCGGAGACTTGGGTAATAAGAGCGTCAATAAAGTCGTCGTCCCCGGATCCAGAGATAGACATCTCCGTCTTGACTGTTGCTTTTACAGTCAGATCAGTCTCGGCTGCAGCGGTGTCAACTGTGATACTCACAATTACCTCTCCGAGTTGTAAGGGGAGTTACCTGGACGCTCCCTTACCGTAGCCCTTACCTCCGGGAGACTTACCTGCGTTCTTGTTCTCCTTAGGAGCACCAGCATCCTTGACCTCTTTTGTGGGCATCACTTCGTCGGCCCAATCTTCTCGGATGAACACACCCCCTAGGTCTGACCCTACCTCGTATTCCTCACCATTCTTGAATAACTTGACAACGTTGAGATTGTCGTCATCAGCTCCTGTTTGGGTTACTTTCATCTTAACCTTCATTATCACTTTCCCCTTAGTCGAAGTTAAAGCCAAAGCCAAAGTCGAAATAGCTTATCTGGTATGACCAGCGTACATATAGTCTACGTCAACCGATTTGCTGGTGGTGGTTGTCGCATTGGCGATGCAAGTCGGATAGAGATTTACTGCCGCAGAGGTCGCAGCAGCCGTGAGGCTGATCACCAAAGTTCCATCGATATAGAACCTAGCAGTTTCACCGTCACTATCGACTTCGATCCTAAGTGTTTGATAAGTGTCTGCAGTTGGAGCTGTACCAGTGATTGCATTACCGGTTGCATCTACGTTTGTATCCACCCCAATAGCATACCACTGATCCGTTGTCTGGGCTGTATCGTAGACAAAGAACACACCATTGGAAGCGGTCGTTGTTACTGTAGTCCCCGAGATTGTCGCTGGCTCTTCAAGTGAGGTGCTATCAGTCAAACCACAAACTATAGAGATGTCAGTAATAGCAGTTACAATCTTCACACGAGCTTCAAAAGCTAACCCACCTGAGTCCGCTTGCATTGGGATATGTGATGCCAGCTGAGACCCATCAGCAGCTGTGGTACCATCAGCATTTCCGGTGGTAATCCTAAGTGCCCCTCTTTCTTGGGCATTAATAGCCGGATCGATAGCTTGAGCATCAGAACCGGAGTTCAGAATCCATGGTGTATCAGCTTCAACAAGGGTTTGCTGGATAAAGTCGTCGAATAGTGAGAACATCTCACGAGGGAACGAGTGGGTTCCGTCTGTAGCCAACGCATAAGCGTGATTGCCTCCAGTGTTGTTGAAGAACTGATAGACATCTACACTGTTTACCTCAAGATCCAGCTGGTCATCAGTTGGAGCTGAAATGGTTGTGTCATTGTCGGCATCGAGGATGTACACATCGGCCACGCCGCCACCATCGAAAGTACAACCCGTACTCGCTATAAATGAAGCTCCACCCTGTGACTTGTAGCAAGGGATTTGTTGAGCTTGAGCTGGGGTAGCGATAACAACTCCTGCAAGTACTAAGGCTACAATTGTAGCAGGGACAGCCCACCGAGGGGTCTTCCATTTCCAATTTTTCATCGAATTTCCTCCAAAACTGGGTAAGCAGGGAGAGAGTTACCCCTCTCCATACTTGACCTAAACCTCTTTACCCAGCCTCACTTAAACTGGGCGATGAGCTGCACGCGACAGGATCGCAGAGGCAGAAATAGGCGTTGCGGTACCATGTGTGCCAGAGAAGTTAAGCACAACTCTCGAGTACCTCTTGGCCCCTCGATAGCCAATCGCGTAGCTCATGTCGTCCATGGCTGCTGACGTAATCTCGGCAAACATACCGCTAGAGTCTGGTGCCGTGACGACCCCAACAGACGAGTTGGTGTTGACGTTCACGTCGTTAGCAGAGGTGACGTCCGTCCATGCGGAATCGTCGTCACTCTCCTCGAGTTCCAACGCGACCTTATTGGAGGTAGTAAAAGTAATGCCACCAGCTCCAATCTCGACGATGTGAAGGACTGATTCGAAGCCTTGGCCGTCGACAGTGTCTCCGTTTTGGTCGGCAGAAAGCGCTTCAGCTCCATGGCTCGCGACGACCTTTACGTTGCTAAGTACGTCAAAACTTGGCATGACTGATGCCCCTTTTTCCTAGTGTTAATAACGAGCACTTTGTAGCATTCCAGCATCTTCGACTTACTTAAGTCGAAAGCTTCTGGAGCTTAATCGCCTCGAAGTTCACGACATCACCCCCAACGCGCTTGGTGGTGAAGAACTTAACGAAGGGCTTAGAGGTCAGAGCATCTCTCTGAACCCTAATGCCCAAGCGGTCGACGATCTGATAGCCACGACGGAAGTCACCATAAGCTGCGGCAAGGGCATTAGCAGCAACGGCTGCAATGTCATCAGCATGACGAACTGGCCGACCTAGCAAGAGAGGTGCCTCACCTAATTGATTGTTAGGCTGCCACAAGTATTGCCCATTACCGTCCTTGAGTTTACGCACGTTTGCGATATTCGCCCTCTTGAACAGCCACGTCGCGTTAGGCTGGTAGCCCTCCTTAAGGGTGTTCTGGATGTCGATCAGGCCATCGAAGGTGAAGTCTGCAGCAGAACCAGAGGCAACCTGCTGAATTTGACCGTAACTAGTACCAGAAGCATAGGTAACAAAGCCTCTTGGCTGACCTACTCCAGTACCGGATACGAACGCTGTATTCTCCTGGCGCGCAAGCCTATCAGAGACCTTAGCAGCTAACCACTCTTCGATGTTGATGTTCGCATCATCAAGCATTTCCATAGTCGCTCTTGGTTCGGCGTAGCCAGTGTGAGCGACGATTTCTTTCTCACGGATCGTAGGAGACGTCGTCTCTGAAGGCGTCTCAGTCTCACCCAGCCAGCCAACTCCAGCCTGACCGTCATCGATAACCATGGTTACCGACTTCGATCCGATCGTCATCCCGCTAGCCAACTCACGCATGGGCGACGTCTCACGGATCACAGCGTTGATAGCTGCAGAGACTTCAGGTACAACCCAATAGCCTCCGTCAGGATCAGAGCCAATCGCCAAGGCTTTGTACTCATCGATAGAGAGTATCCTGTCGTCCTTACGCATGTACCGATCGAACGCTTTCGTGTAAGCACGAAATTCCACCAGTGTAACAGTGGGAGCTCGTCCATAGGCAATGGCGTTCCGATTCATCATCTTCACGTCTTCGACCTCTTGGTCACGTTGCTCCAAGGTCTGATCTCCCCCTGAGCGGTTCATAGCGGTCTCGATGTTGAGGATCTGCTCGTGAGTCTTCTCTCCAGCAGCTTGGATCTGATCAGACAAGTCCTGTACTCGACTGTCGATCTTGCCAACCTTCTCCTCGAGAATTGGGTCTACAGCACCCTTTGACTTGAGCTCTGCAATAGACTCGTCGGTAGCAGTTTTGAACTCCTCAAACGTCGCAAGGAGCCCATCAATTGCTTTCGTGGCTTCCTCAAAGTTGGGAGTAGGCATCTTAAGTTCCTCCTACGGTTGAATGGTTCTCGTGGCAGAGTGAACTCTATCCACGAACTTTTGTAACCCGTTGACAGGTTCCCCCTGCCCACTGGTAGCCCTAAAGCCTCTAGCCACAATGGCTTCGGCTTCCTTCCGAGACCACCCAGCATCCCGCAGGAAAGCCTCAAAGTCTCGTTCGGTCTCCACTAGCGACGCTGCCGAAGCTAGTGTCGCCGCAAAGGGATTGGCTGAGCGCCACGGCGGATGACAAGCTTTGCTTGTGGAGTCATCCCCGAACTTTGCTCGGAGCTTCAAGTAATAATCGTCAAGCCTTTCACGAACTCCAGTGAGATCTGGTTCATCCATGACAGACGTACGACAAGCTCCCTGGGCTAGAGCTGCAGCAGCGAAGACAGCTTGGGGGACTACACACAGCTTATCGTTTATGACGTCGCAGATTAAGAACTTTCGCTCTTCGCCATCGTTCCACACAAATGCACGACTGCGATCTTTGTGTCCCATTACTCTCTGGTAAGCTCCAGAAGGGGACCATTCGGTGCCCCAGGGGGCAATTGGTAAATCTTGAAGAGGCATTATCTCTTTGATGTCAGTGATACGCGCTGGTTCAAGTGCGGGGAAGGTAACCAGAGAGACTTCTCTCAGATCGATGTCCATCAGAGTTCGGATGCCAGTCTCTTCGTCAATCTGGGACTTACGTGTGCTGAAACCGATTGACAATCCATCAACAGCCCCCATCTTGAGAAGCTCATACGCTTCTCTTCCCATCTGGACCCCAAGAGCAAGTGACCCCTCAACCTCAAGAGCTTTGGTGGTCTCCTTGATAGAGGTCCAAACCCCAATGGGCTGAGCGCGATTGTGATGCCACAGCATTCTAATACCTTTAGATCCTCGTTCTCTTAGAGACTCCGCAAAAGCTCCCCGCTTGACTTTATCCATATAGGAGTCAAGAATGTTGAACACAGAAGCTCTTCCTTTGAACATTCCAGAATCTTCATCGATGCCCTTGATCTCGAACTGGAAGTCTAAGTCACTCATCTTCATGGCATCAAGCCCTTCCTATCTATGCGAGTGTCTTTTTGCCTTTACATTATAATAATTAAAAAGTAGCGAACTTGAAGGGGAAGAATAAAATAGTTAGTTCCTTCTGTCGTGACTACCCTCGTCGTTGCAGTCTTCGTGGAGGAGCTGTGTTATCTCGTCTGGATGTATCTGGGCTTTGAGCAGTCTGGTCAGTTGGTCGATCTTCTCGTCTTGAGAGCCCTTAGTAGCTTCAGGTTGTTGGGCTCTTCCGGGAGCGTAAAGTATATCTCCATCGGGGTGAGTACTGAAACCAAGTCTCTTGCGAGCATCGTTCGGAGTTAGAACTCCTCCTTCGACTGCTTGAATAGTCCTATTCCACTTGCTGGTGCGCCGAAGCTCAAGAGCGGGGATCTCGTCTAGGTCCAATCCAATTGTGAGGTTTTCGGTACTCTCGAATTTAGGTAGCAGCCAGTTAGAGAACTCTGCCACAATATGGTTCGCTAGGGGCACGATAGTCTCATCCCAGAAGGCAAGACGTGCTTCGCCGTAGTTTGTAAAAGTCGAACCTTCGGGGAGCCCTAGCAAAAACGGAGGGACCCCCAAAGCTAATGCGATGAACCTAGCGTTGAAAGCTTTCGATTGGACTATTGTCATCTCCCTAGGAGAGAATGCGAGGCCTCGCCACTTGAATCCATGTGTGAGGAAGACAACATTCCCAGCGTTCTCGGATCCCTGTTGTCGCTGACGC